AAGACTGCTTAGAGGCTATGAAAGAAATGCAAGACAATCAGTTTGACTTAGCAATAGTAGACCCTCCTTATGGAATTGATGTTACAAAGATGACTTTAGGAAACGGCAAGAAAAAAATAAACAGAGGAACATCAGATTGGGATAGTTCAATACCGACAAAAGATTATTGGGATAATTTATTTAGAGTTAGTAAAAATCAAATTATATGGGGTGCTAATTATATGACAACATATTTACCTCCATCAATGGGTTGGATATATTGGGATAAGGGAACTGGAGCAAATGATTTTAGTGATGGAGAACTAGCTTTTAGTTCATTTAATAGAGCTTTGAGAAGTTACAAAGTTTCTTGGGTTGGTGCTAATGCTAACAATGGAACTCCTAGAATACATCCAACAGAAAAACCGATTAGACTTTATGAGTGGCTACTAATGAACTATGCAAAGAAAGGAGACAAGATATTAGACACGCATCTAGGCTCTGGTAGTATTGCTATTGCTTGTCATAATCTAGGCTATGACTTAGAGGGATATGAATTAGACAAGGAGTATTATGGTAATGCTTTAAAGAGAATTAAAGAACATCAATCTCAACTAAGGCTGATATGAAACTTAAAGAGGACAAAACTTTTTACTTTGATGACAAGGCAGCAGATAGAGTAGTCTATTTTATAGAGAATCACATACACCATCTAAAAGGAGAATGGGGAAATAAAAAATTTAAGCTAGAGCCATTTCAGAAAACAATAGTTAGAGATTTGTTTGGTTGGAAATATCGTGATAGTGGTCTAAGAAGATTTAGAACTGCATACATTTGTCTACCAAGAAAGAACGGAAAGAGTACACTCATCTCAGCTCTCGCACTCTATATGACGGTAGCTGACGGAGAGCCATCAGCAGAAACTTATGTCTGTGCCTTTGATAGGTCTCAAGCTGGGATAATATTCGATGTGGCTAGTGGTATGGTTAGAGCTGACAAACAACTAGAAAAGAATTTAAAAGTATTTAAGAATAGTATAGTTCACGAAAAAAGTAACTCATCTTTTAAAGCATTATCAAGTGAGGCTTCTAGTAAGTATGGATATAATGCTAGTTGTTGTATAATGGATGAGGCATTCACTCAGCGTGACTCTAGTTTATGGGATGCACTAACGACAAGTGTGGCATCTCGTAGGCAGCCTTTGAATATCGCTATTACTACTGCTGGTTACAACAGAGAGTCTTTCTGTTATCGCCTAGAGGAATATGGTCGCAAAGTTTCAGAGAATATTATTAAGGATGATTCGTTCTATTATGTAAAATATTATTGTCCAGATGATGTTGATTGGACTACTGAAGAGGCTTTGAGATTAGCTAATCCTGGTCTGGATAGTGGAGTAGTTAAATTAGACTATTTAAAAAGAGAACAAGCGAGAGCAATAAAGTTACCAAGTTTTACCAATACCTTCAGAATGCTTCATCTTAATCAATGGATGAACTCAAATGTTCTCTGGTTATCAGACGCTCAATTTATGGAGTGCAACAAAGCTCCAATACACTTAGAAGATTATAAAGGTATGACGGCTTATGCTGGACTTGACTTAGCGAGTGTTAGAGATATATCTGCTTTTGTTTTAATCATTCCAGAGGATGATAAGTTTACGGTAATACCTTATTTCTTTGCTCCTAAAGAAAATGCTTTTATTCGTTCAAGACGTGACCAAGTTGATTATATTTCTTGGGAGCAAGAGGGATTGATGGAACTTACAGAGGGCGATGTAACAGACTACAACTACATAAAACGCAGAATAAAAGAAGTTGCTGAGGTTGTAAACATTAAGTCTATTGCCTACGATAGATGGAACTCTAGCCAATTAGTTATAGACTTGACAGAGGACGGATTGCCTATGGAAAGTTATGGTCAAGGCTTTGCTAGTATGTCTGCTCCAACTAAAGAGCTTGAGAAGTTAGTATTAGGCAAACAGATAAACCACGCTGGTAACAAAGTACTACGTTGGATGTGTTCTAACTTAGCTATGAAAACAGACCCAGCTGGAAATATTAAAATGGATAAGAGTAAGTCAAGTGAAAAGATTGACGGAATGGTTGCACTTGTTATGGCTCTAGGATGTTATATGAATGACGATAGCAGCGACAATTCTACTTATGATGACAGAGGAATAGTCTGGATTTAGTCGTCCACTTTTGCGATTTCTCTTATCTTTGTAAAGTAATTACAAATTATTTATGGGACTATTTGACTTCCTCCGTTCTGAGAAGAGAGGAGATAACTTCTTAAAAGCAGTTTTTGGTGGCTATGGTGCAGCCAACAGAACAGCAGTTACTAGAGATACATCATTAACATTTAGCGCAGTCTTTGCGTGTGTAAGAGTTATCAGCGAATCAATAGCTAGTCTACCTATAAAAGTTTACAGAGTCGAGGAAGATGACGACAAGATAACTGACGTCAGCCATCCAATCTACCGACTACTAGCTAGAAATCCTAATAGCTATATGACACCATACACATTCCTAGATACTCTTATGACTAATTTATTACTAGAGGGGAATGCGTATTTTTATATTGAGAGAGATAGCAACGCTAGACCAATAGCATTAATACCTATCAATCCTCAAGACGTTAAGGTAATAAAGCACGAAGGACAAATCTATTACGACATCAAAGACTATGAGATTGGAGTAATGAAAGAGGATATGCTACACTTTTTCAATCTATCGTTTAATGGTTGTGAGGGAGTTAGCGTATTAAAAGCACAGAACACTACAATAGCAACGTCAATAGCTGCTAACGATACAGCCAATAGTTATCTTGGTAACTCTGCACAAGTTGGTGGTGTTATTAAGCATCCAGGCAAACTAAGTAAAGAAGCTGTAGCAAGACTTAAAAATAGTTGGAATCAGAATTACTCTGGTTCTTTTGTAGCTGGTAAGACTGCTATACTTGAGGAAGGTATGACGTTTGAGCAAACTAATATAGATGCTAATAAATATCAGCTTTTAGAGACTAGACGTTTTCAGATTGAGGAAGTAGCTAGAATATTTAAAGTGCCATTATCTTTAATAGGTCACTTAGAAAAAGCTGCTAACTATTCATCTATTGAGGCTTTGAGTATAGACTTCGTAAGATTTACTCTTATGCCTTATATGGTAATGGTAGAACAAGAATTAAATCGTAAGCTATTTAGAGAAACAGAGTTTGGCTCGTTTACTATTAAGCTAGATGCTAATGCTTTACTAAGAGGAGATAGTTCCTCACGTGCTACCTATTACAGAGAGATGGCTAGTATCGGTGCTTTGTCTATTAATGAGATTAGACGAATGGAGGACTTAAACAGAGTAGGTCCAGAAGGAGACCAATTATTTATGCCGTTAAACTTTGCTCCAGTTGGAGACGTAGAAGAGGAGGACAAAGAATAGATGCCGATACCTACTAAAAATATAGACGAGCCTAACGAGGAGTTTATCGAGAGATGTATGGCTGATGATACTATGGTAGAGGAGTATGAAGATGACCAAAGGTTAGCAATCTGCTCTTTACAATTAGAAGAGGACAGAGCGTTAGATGATATAAACACTAAGCCAACTCAAGAGATGGCTAACGAAGCTGCACAAGGCTTAGAATGGCGAGAGGAGTTTGGACGTGGTGGAACAGAGGTAGGAGTTGCAAGAGCTAGAGATATTAAGAACAGAGTAAACCTTAGTATCAAATCAATAAAGAGAATGTACTCTTATTTTAGTAGGCACGAAGTAGACAAAGAAGGACAAGGCTTTTATAGTGGAGATGAAGGTTATCCATCTGCTGGACGTATTGCTTGGGCATTATGGGGTGGAGATGTAGGCTTTGCTTGGACTAAAAGAAAGATAGAAGAAATAGGTAAAGAAGAAAAATTTATAGATATGAAAAATAAAGAAGTAAGAACATTTAATGTTCAAGACTTAGAGCTAAGAATGGACGGAGAGAATCCAGTAGTAGTAGGCTACGGTGCAGTTTTTAATAGTGAGTCAAATGACTTAGGAGGCTTTAGAGAGTTTATAGCTCCTGGTGCTTTTGAAGGACGTTTAGAGGACGATGTACGTTTCTTAATTAATCACGATGGTTTACCATTAGCTAGAACTACTAACGGAACGCTAAGACTATCTGTTGATGAGAGAGGTCTAAAGTACGAAGCTAAATTAAATCCTAATGTATCAACTTCAAGAGACTTAATCGAGTTACTAAAAGACGGTACTAT